TGGCGAATCATGTGGAATGATGACATTTTTAGCAAAAGCATAGGGCCATTAAGTTTCCGAAGAATGGCCTATGCGTCAGTCATTGAAAACGGAATTATCACGCCGTTGCTTGATGAAAACGGAGAAAAACTGGTGGTTTACCGGCGAAAGGGATGGAAGAACTTCTATGCACATACTCCAGAGCTTGCATAGGATGATGGTAGTTTACCATCGTGACCAATGGCAGGTCGAAACAACAGGGCAGGTGGAGGCCGTGCTTCGGGCGGCTCCAGCGTGGCGGCGGGCCGCAAAGCGAAGAGCGCTTACCAGATGCGGCAGGCCAACGCGAGGTTCCGCAACCGCACCGGCGATAGCGCAAGCCTCCCCTATACCTACGCGCCGCGGTTTACCCGCCGTCGGTGATAGGTCACAGTCTGCTGCCTTTAGGCTGACGGCAGCTGGTCTGGCAGTTGGCCACGGCCTGGGGGTTTCTGCGTGAACCTCCAAGCCTACGCGGCGCACCGCAAGAGGCAGGGATTGCGCGGCCAGACGCACGTTGCGGTGATCAAGGCGATCGATTCGGGCCGCCTAACGGAGCCGGCGGTGCGCAAGGCCGGCAACCGCTGGCATATCGATCCGGCGCTGGCTGATGCCCAATGGGCCGACAACACCAACGCCACATCTGCACCGGATTTACCGGAGCCGATCGATCCTGAGTCACAGGAGCCGCTGGAGCCGCCCTCCCCCCCGGCAAAGCAGGCCAAGGCAAAGCAGGCCAAGGCAAGGCCGGCTGAGGCTGCATCGCCACAACCTGCAACCCGCAGCAAGCAGCCTCCCGCCGCCAGTGGCGGGCCGTCAATAGGAGAAGCGAGGCGGGCGCTGGCGGTTTACAAGGCGGAGCGCGAACGGCTGGCAATGATGCGCGAGAAGGGCGAGCTGATCTTGGTCAGCGAGGTGCGGCAAGAGGCGGCACGTCTGGCGCGGCAAGTGCGTGACTTGCTGTTGATGATCCCCAACCGCAACGCCGCCAAGCTGGCCACGCTGCAGGACCAGGAGGAGATCCGCGTCCTGCTGCAGACCGAGATCGAGTCGGCACTGCGAGGGCTGGCCAATGCCTGACGCCGCCGCCTGCTACCTGGAGGCGTTTATCGCAGCGTTCCAGCCTCCGCTGGATCTAACCGTTAGCGAGTGGGCTGACGTTGAGCGGCAGCTGACCCGCCGCAGCACCAGCGAGCCGGGGCAATGGCGCACCGATCGGGTGCCCTACCTGCGCGAGCCGATGGACCTTCTGAGCCCGCGCGAAAAGCGCATCAAGCGGGTGGTGCTGCTGTTCGGCAGCCAGACCGGGAAGACAGAGGTGGGCCTGAACTGGCTGGGCCGCACGATCGCGCTGGACCCGGCGCCGTTCTTGCTGATGTTCCCTAGTGAGAGCTTTGCAAAGCGGCAGGTCCGCCAGCGCCTCAATCCGCTATTTACCGACACCCCAGCAGTAGCGGCCAAAACGATTAGCAGCAAGAGCCGGGATGCAGCGAACGCCATGTTCCTGAAGGAGTTTCAGGGCGACATGTTGCTGTCGATCATCGGCGGTAACAGTGGCAGCGCGGCGCAGGGTATGCCGGCTCAAAACTTCTGGGCTGATGAGGTGTCATCTCTGCCAATTGAGATGGACGACAAGGGCGACCCGCTGGAGAACGCCGAGGCCAGGCAGACGAACTTCCCCGACCGCAAGACGCTCGTCACGAGCACGCCTGGCGTGCGCGGCGCATGTCGGATTACAGCGGAGTACGAGACGCGCAGCGATCGGCGATTATATCACGTGTTGATGCCGTGCTGCGGCTCGCTGGAGGTGTTGCGTTGGCAAGAAAACATGGTGTGGGACCGGCCAGATGGTGAGGTGTGGTGCCAGTGTCCAGCCTGCGGTGAACGGGTAGCGCAGCACCACAAAACAACCATGCTCGCTGGTGGAATCTGGCGGGCGACTGCGAAAGGGGACGGGGAAACTGCGGGCTTTCACTTCCCCGGGTGGTATGCGCCTTATGGCTGGCTGAGCTGGGAGCAGATCCGCGACGAATTTCTGCGCGCCAAGAATGACATGATGCTGCTAAAAGGCTGGATAAACAAACGAGCGGCGGAGGCCTGGGAGGATGAAACCCTGGCCAAGGTGAACAGCGATGAGCTGATGGACCGCATCGCTGAGAACCCGTACAAGTCCGGGTGGTGCCCTGCTGGCGTTCTGGTGCTGTTGATGGCGGTTGATGTGCAAGACACTTGGCTAGAGGTGAGTGTCTGGGGTGTGGGCCGCGGCGATCAGCTTTGGCTGATCTGGCACGAGAAGATCAGCGGCGATCCTTCGCAGAGTGACGTGTGGGACCAGGTGGATGTGATCCGCCAGACGCAGTGGCCGATGGAGTCCGGCAGCACCATGACCGTGAGGCAATGCGGGGTGGACACCGGCGGGCACTACACCAGTGAGGCGTATGAGTTCTGCCGCCACCGAACGAAGCAAGGCGTGGTAGCGCTGAAGGGGAGCAGCAGCCGCAACGCTCCACCGTTGGGCAAGGGCTCGAAGGTTGATGTCAATTATCGAGGCAAGGTGATTAAAGGAGGCGTCACGCTTTACATGGTTGGCACTGATTCGATCAAGAGAACCATCTATGGCAGGTTGAAGAACACCACGTCAGGGCCTGGCTTTGTCAATTTTGGTCAAAACGGAAACGAGGAGTACCTGCAGGGTCTTACTTGTGAGCGATTGATGCCGCGGTATGTAAAAGGTTTTCAGGTGCTCGAATGGATGAAGCCTAGTGGTGCTCGCAATGAGCCGCTTGACCTGTTGGTGTATTGCTTGGCAATACTGGAGCTGGTGAAGCGCCGCTACAACAGGGCGACGATGTGGGATCAGCTGGAAGCGCAGCTGGGCAAAGGGAACACGCGAATGTCCAATGGGATAGTGGGGAGGCTGGCAGGATCTGGCCGCTTTAGTGGCTAAAATATTTGCATGGCAGGAATCACGCTCGAACAAGCCAACGCGCGACTTCAGGTCTACCTAGACGCTGAAGCCGCAATTCTGGCGAAGCAAGAATATCGCATCGGCCCGCGTTCTATGAAGTATGCAGATCTGGCTGAAGTGCGAGCCGGTATTGAGGTGTGGAATCGCCGAGTTAAAGAGATAAGCAACCGCGCTGGCAACGGCGGTCGAGGCCGGTCGTTTACTCCTACTCCGAGGTGGTGATGGCTCGAAAAAACCGCAAGGGGGTTGAAACCCTGCGAGAGATCAACCGATTATCGCAAGGCCAGCCGATGGCGTTGGGCATGCAGGGTACCAGCCGCATGGCTGGCGCTGCTAGGTTTGCCGGTTGGCGTCCGCCCTTGTTTGATGCGGATAGCGAAGCGCAATACGAACTAAAGGATCTGCGAGCCTTTAGCGCCGACTTAGTGCGTACAGCACCAGTAGCAACTGGCGCGATCCAGACCAGAGTTTCTCATATTGTCGGAACCGGCTTATCTCTTCAAAGTCGAGTAGATATTGATGAGCTTGGTATTGACGATGATCAGGCTAGTGCGTGGCAGTCATTGACTGAGCGGCGATTTCGTTTGTGGGCTAGTTCGCCGTTTGCCGATGCAATGGGCGAGCAATGTTTTTACGAGCTGCAAGATTTAGCAATTCGTTCTCATGATGCAAGGGGGGATGTATTTGTATTGCTGGCAAGGAAGCGGCGAAATGGTTGGCCGTTTCAGCTTGCGTTGCAGATTATCGAAGCTGATCGAGTCTGCAATCCAAACAATGTAATCAATACTGCAACCATGGTTGATGGCGTTGAGCGTGCTGCAGATGGAGAGCCTGTTGCAATTCATGTAGCAAAGAATCATCCGGGGCGGATAATTCCAAACAACAAACAAGAATGGACGAGAATTCCATTTTATGGTGCTAGTGGGCGTCGCAATGTGCTGCATCTAAAAAAGATGGACAGGCCAGGGCAAACCAGAGGGTTGCCGCTATTATCGCCAATCATTGCAACAATTAAGCAGCTTACGAGATACAGTGACGCGGAAGTTGATGCTGCGGTGAACAGTGCTGCGATGGCGCTGTTTGCAACAATGGATAGCGATGCGTTTAGTGATATTTTGAATGATGACGAAAAAGCGCAAGTATTAGCAACAGCTTCGGCATGGGATGGAAACTTGGATAGCGGCAAGGTTATCAATCTGATGCCGGGCGAAAGCGTAATAAGTCCAACACCAGGGCGGCCGAATCCAAATTTCGATCCATTTTTTAGCGCAATGCTAAACCTTGTGGCGATGGGGTTGGGCCTGCCAAAAGAGATATTAGCCAAGGCATTCAACGCCAGTTATTCAGCTAGTCGAGCGGCATTGATGGATGCGTGGCGTTCTTGGAGAATTGAGCGTGCATGGCTGACTCGGCGATTGTGCCAACCAATTTATGAGGAGTGGCTGGCCGACGCCGTTGCTTATGGAATTATTCAAGCACGCGGGTTCTTTGCTAATCCATTCATCCGTGCAGCGTGGTGCGGCTCTAATTGGAGCGGCGATGGGCCCGGCGCTTTGGATCCGAAAAAAGAGGCCGATGCTATTGCGCTGCGCATCGAAACTGGCGTAACAACTCTGGCTGAGGAGATCGTGGCCTACGACGGAGGCGACTGGGAGGCGAAGCACCGCCAGAGAGTCAGAGAGGCAGGAGATAGGCGCGCGGGCGGTCTTGAGGCCATTCCCCCGGCGAGGGCCCGGCCGTCATCGCCTCCAGAGGGCGATGATGAAGATGATTAGTTCACTTACTAGCATGTTCTCATGACTGTTCTTGATGTTTTGAATTCGCCCTGGGCGATCACCCCTGACCGGCTGGAGTCTATCCATGCAATCTATGCTGCGCGGCTGCGGGGTGAAAATCCCGATATTGCCGGCATTGAGGCTCGAATCGGCCGACCACTTCAAAATGAAGCCGACGGATATGAGGTGCGCGATGGTGCAGCCTTGGTGCCGTTGCGCGGAGTGCTGGCGCAACGAATCAATCTGATGTCCAACATCAGCGGCGGCACCAGCACCGAGCTATTCGCTCGTGACATTCGCCAGGCAGTCGAAGACCCGATGGTTTCGTCCATCATTGTCATGGCAGATACGCCTGGTGGCACAACGGCTGGCACGCAGTCGGCCGCCGATGTGGTGCGCAGCGTGCGCGGAGTCAAGCCGATTGCAACGTTTGTTGATGGGCTGATGGCCAGCGCGGGTCTCTGGATTGGCACAGCGGCTGATGTGGTGATGCTCGCCGATGGGGCGACACGGGCAGGAAGTATTGGTGTAGTGGCAACCCACACGGACGTGTCAAAGCGGGAAGAACAGCTAGGAATCAAAACTACAGAAATCGTCGCTGGTCGTTACAAGCGTGCTGCATCGCAGTATGGGCCATTGACAGAATCTGGTCGAGAGACAATACAAGACCAGGTGGACTATCTCTACGGATTGTTTGTTGCTGATGTAGCAACAAATCGCGGTGTAAGCGTTGACGAAGTTTTGAAAAACATGGCTGATGGTCGAATGTTTATTGGTCAACAGGCTGTCGATGCAGGCATTGCTAATGGCATCGCTACACTGGAATCGGTAATTGCTTCAATGAATGATCGCGCCAAATCCATGGCGCGGCCCTTTGTTCCTGTCCGTGTCTCCGTTTCTCCTATGAATCCATCTGAACTGGCTGCCCAATGGGCGGCCGAGAATCCCGAGGCAGCGGCGGTGCTGCGTGCCGAGGGCCGCGTCGAAGGCGCGGCTGGGGAGCGCGACCGCATTGCGGCCGTTCGCGCTCAGTCTCTGCCTGGCCATGAGGCTTTGATTGAGGAATTGGCCGCTGACGGTCACACCACTGGCCCAGAAGCCGCGATGGCTGTAATTGCCGCTGAGGCCGCGTTGCGGCAAGAGCATGCCGTATCTCGTCAGGAGGACGCGCTTGATCCCGTGGCATTTGCCCCGGCGCCCGATGGCCTTGAGTCGCGGGCTAAAGCCGAATCAAACGAGCCGAGCGCACAAGAACTGGCCGCCCGTGCCCGCAAGATTGTGGCAGAGGCGACGGCCAACGGTGAAACAATCACCGTTCCCAATGCTGTGGCGCAAGCCCGGCGCGAACTAACCCACGCCTGAGGAGGGCTGAACCATGCGCAACCAGGGACTGATCAAAACATTTCTGGCGGGGGCTTCGGTCAATCCGAGCCGCTTCGTCAAGTTTGACTCCGACGATCGAACGGTGATCCAGGGGGCTGCCGGAGCTGATCTGCTGATCGGCGTTTCTGATTTCAACCCTAACGGGACTGCCGCTGCCGCTGGAGAGCGAGTAGACGCAGTTCTCGACGGGATTGCAACTGTCAGATACGGAGGCACTATTACCCGTGGCCAGCTGGTCATGAGTGATGCCAGCGGACAGGCGGTAACGGCTGCTGCGGCGGCTGGCGTTAATGTCAGAACCGCCGGCATTGCGATGGTGTCTGGCGCGTCTGGCGACTTCGGAGCAGTGCTCCTGTGCCCTGGTTCATTCCAGGGTTGATCATTGTTTACTCAACCTAAGGATTGAATCATGTCAAACATGAATTTCCCGTTTCCGATTCAGCAAGAGCTGACGGCAATTACGCTTGCGTACAGCAATCGCGCTTTAATCGCGGATCGCGTGCTGCCTCGAACTCCAGTGCCTGCGCGGGAGTTCAAATGGGTGCAGATGAACAAAGATCAGATGTTCACCGTCCCCGAAACGATGGTAGGACGTAAAGGAGTGCCTAACGAGGTTGAGTTTGGCGGCACTGAAACCGCTGGATTCGTTCGGGATTACGGACTGGATGATGTAGTGCCGCAGGAGGACATCGATAGCGCTCCTGCTAATGACGATCCGCTCGGCACTGCCGTTACCGGCATTACCGAACTAATTGCATTGGATCGTGAAAAGCGGGTTGCCGATTTAGTTTTTGGCCTGAATACCTACCCCGCTGCTAACCGAACCACGCTGAGCGGCACTAGCCAGTGGAGCGACTACACCAACAGCGATCCATATAGCGCGATCATTACCGCGCTGGATGGGATGCTGATGAGGCCGAACCGGGCAGTAATTGGTCGATTGGCGTTTTCTAAACTGCGGGTGCATCCGAAGATCACGGCGGCTCTGGCGCCTAGTTCGACTGGAAACACCTCAACGACCAACGCAACAGGCGCACCTGCAACAGCCCAGGCTATTGCAGACCTGCTGGAGCTTGATGAAATCATCATCGGCGAAGCGTTTATTAACACTGCCAAGCCAGGTCAAACTGCATCTCTCAGTCGCTGCTGGGGTAAGCACATGGCGTTCTTGCATCAGAATCCTGTGGCCACGATTCGCGGCAATGCCGTAACTTTCGGCTTTACTGCTGAATATGGCAATCGAGTTTCTGGCAGCATTCCCGAGCCCAAGGTGGGACTTCGCGGCGCTCAGCGCGTGCGAGTTGGCGAAAGCGTCAACGAGCTAATTGTAGCTTCTGACGTAGGCTATTTCTTCCAAAACTGCGTCGCTTAATTATGAAGCATGTAGTTATTGAAGGTCCCGTTGATCACGATGGAATTAGGTATGAGCAAGGCGATGAGCTGGTAATTCAGCCTGATGCCGCTGCTAGCCTAATTTTTCTAGGCGTGATCAAAGAAGTCCTGCCAGCGAAGTCAAAACGCGAATTGTCTGACTGATGTTTGCTGAGGATCCCCTGCTGTTTTTGGCTGACTTCGGACTGCCTGTAGTGGCCGGAGTTATTCAGGGAGTGGGGATCCTTGACATGCCTGGCGAGTATGTGCTGGACGACATGCAAATGAGCGATAATTATATGTTGCTTTGTGAGACCTCAAAATTTGGCGGATTAAGGTATGGCGATAATATACAAGTTGGCGCAAACTTTTACACAGTCCTTAACCCCAGGCCTATAGATGATGGCTTGTTCTGCGTGGTCGCTTTAAGCAAGGCGGCTGCGCCTGTCATTGGGAGTTTGCTGCTAGAGAACGGCTTTAGACTGCTGCGAGAAAGCGGGGGCCGCCTGCTGCTGGAGGATTGATGGCTGATCAAAAGCTTTCACAGCTAGATCCTGCATCGCCGTTGAATGGCAATGAACTGGTCTATGTGGTGCGGAATGGCAATAGCTTCCGTTCGACAGCTGCGGGGATAGCAGCGATTGGCAGGAGCGAGGCTGGCGCGTCGCTGGTGGGGGCGGCCAATGCTTCCGCCCAGCGTACCCTGCTGGGTCTGGGCACGGCTGACTCGCCCACCTTCGCTGGCCTCACGATCACCGGCACGGCGCCGGCTATCATTCCGCATATCCACGGCAGCATCGCCGGGGACTTCTACGTTCACGTCCGCAACACCAGCGGCGGACCTCTGGCGGCTGGCACGGCGGTCTGCGCGATCGGCAGCGTTGGAGACACAGACCGCATCGAGGTGGCGGCCTGCGACCCGAGCGATCCGGCGCGGATGCCCGCCATCGGACTGCTGCAGAGCAGCTTGTCCAACAACGGCGACGGCGATGCCCTGTTTTTTGGCGAGCTGCGTCCGTTCAACACGGGCGGGTTTCAGCTGCGCGACCGCCTTTACGTGGGCGCTGGCGGCGCCCTGGTGGCCACTCCACCGGCCAGCGGCCTGGTGCAGTTCGTGGGCAGCGTGGCCCGTGCCCATGCCCTGACCGGGACGATCCTGGTATCCATTGGCGCGGCGATGGCTCGCGTCGGGTTCTCTGGGGCCTATGCGGATCTGAGCGGCACGCCGACGATTCCCTCCCCTGCGGACGCTGCTCCCGCTGCACTGGCTGCTACTGCAGCGGCGGGCACCAGCGCCGATTACGCCAGGGAGGATCACGTTCACCAGCGCGACTCTGATGTAATCGTCATCCCTGTTGCCGATGAATCTACGGCGTTGACCACGGGCACTGCAAAGGTGTCATTCAGGATGCCGTTTGCCGCCACCTTGCTGGCGGTGCGGGCCAGTGTGAACACCGCACCAACCGGCAGCACACTGATTGTTGATATCAACGAGGCGGGCTCCAGCGTGCTGGGCACGAAGCTCAGCATTGACGCAAGCGAGCTCACCAGCACCACGGCAGCCAGTGCTGCAACGATCACCGATTCCAGCCTGGCGGATGACGCGCTGGTCACCATCGATATCGATCAGATCGGCAGCACGGTGGCCGGTGCGGGTCTCAAGGTCTCACTGTTCGTACGGAGGGCATGATCATGCGGAACCTCGCTCTTTACGACCTCCAGACCGAGCAGATTCGGGACTACCCCAGGGCCGATGATGAGCCGGTCGAGCAGCTCGACCCGCGCTATGTGGTGCTCCGGGTGGTGCGCGAGGTTGCCCCCGAACCGGGTCCGGGGCAACAGATCAACCAGACCCGCACCGTCGATCTGGAGGCGCGCGAGTGGCGCTGGGGCTGGAGCATCGAAGACCTGCCTCCCCCGTCGCCGCAGCCGGACTGGCGGTCGTTCAAGCGCCATTTGTTGTCTCACCCGGCGATCAATGCGTTGTTGGGCAGCGGCTTGACCGCAGCGCCGGCCGCAGCAATCAGCCTGCCGCCCACCCTGCTGGCTGCATCGGGCGGTGGTGATGTGGATGATTTCCGTGGCGCGTGGGTGGCGCTCCGTCGTGGCGGATTGGTGTCCGCCGAGCTGCTGCAGGAGGTGCGGATGCTGGCAATCAGCCTGAACCTGCCCGAGGTGTTCGTGGCTGCCCTGGGTGGCGCTGCGAGGCCTGCTGCTGAGTACCCGGGCCAGGAGTGGGTGGACAGTGCCGGCGACCTGTGGGTGGTAATGCAGGCTCGCGGCGAGGATGGCCAGTTCCTGCCGGATGATCCCGAGACTGCTGAGCGGGAATCGCTGATCTGGGAGAGGGTGAGCTGATGGCGATTATCTGGGTCGGAACGGGGAGGTTCAACGCCTACATCGGCCCCGTTCAGGATTACATCGATCGCGTGGTGGCGGCGGACGTTGCAGCTGGTAACACGCTGGGCCTGGAAGTTGGCGTGCGTGACGCCTACGATGTGTTCATCCGCGACTCGATCGACGTCGGGCACTTGGGCACCAGCGGCGGCGTGCTGAGTCAGGCCAACAGCATCATCAAAGCCGCGCCAATCATGGCCGGAGCCCGCACGATGGCGGGAGCATTGGTGCCGCTGGTGGGGCCGGCGCCGACAGCGTTTGG